TTGTTCGCGCAATTAAGAGCGAAGGCAAGAGCAAGGCAACAGCTGAAAAGCGGATCAAGGGTTTGAAAGCATTCCTCAACCATTGTCAGGTCAAAGGCTGGATCAAGGCCAACCCATTGGATAAGGTTAGCCTGGGTTTGTCTTCTGAGATATCAGACCGGGCACCGCGTATTCAGCCTGAGACAATCCAGCAGCTGATAGCCGCTGGCCTGGAAGGCGAAACACTGATGAGCCAGGCGATGGTTGTCACTGCTCTTTCTACTGGCATCCGCCAGGGCGAACTGCGCGCGCTGACATGGGGCGCTGTTGACCTAGCAGCTGGCGAGGTTCATGTGCGGCAGGCAGTGAAGCATGGCCGGGGCAGTGTCATTGGCAAACCAAAGACCAAGCGTGGTTTTCGTATTGTGCCTATCCCAGCTGAAACTGTGCAGCTGTTGCGTCAGCTAAAGCTGCAGTCACAGCATAGCCAGGGCAGCGACTTGGTGTTTGCGACAGGGGCGGGTTTGCCCAAGCAGAAGAAGACACTGCGCGCATTGATTGAACGCGCCAGCAAGCGCGCTGGCATCGAGCGTATGGTGTGGGGTGATATGCGTCACTTTTTCGCCAGCGTCCAGCTGTCAGCCCTGGGCGAAGATTGGTCTGAGGTTGCTAGCCTGATGGGTCACAGCAACCCGTCATTTACTTATCGGCAATACGGCCACTTCAGCCGCAACGCTGACAAACAGGAAAAGGCACGGTCTGCTGCTGCGTCTGCAATATTTGGGGGTTAAACTAAGCAAGGGCGGCAGTATAGGTTCGAACCATATAGTGAACCACGCACTGCCGCCCTCTGTTCCCTTTGACGCTCATTTTGCAATGAGATTCTGGCTCCGGGAATTACTTATATATTTAAAAGCCTGCGCCACCAAGGCCGGGCTTTTTCTTTGCGCTTTGCCCAAGCAGCTTTAAGCTTTTTTGATTGCGCTGCGCGCTGGGCTTTTGACCAATTTCTCGCCATCCTATCCATTCCCTATTTTAAATATTGAGTTATCACCATCAGCTGGTTGACCTTGTGCAGCTGGCACTGCCTTATCATCAAACCGGGTTAACTCAGCGCGCGGTAACCAGTACCGCCTGCCGTCCCGAATTGAATTTATTTTGCCGGATTCAATCCAGCGATAAATGCGCTTTCGTGTAGTTGGATTCCATTCCCCCCACAGATATAGCGCCGCGTCTTTTGGCGCGACTAAAGGTTTAAGATCCAAAACCATACCCGCCCCCCTTGGCTTGTGCATAATTTTGTGGCGTTGCCGTTGCTGGCGCTTGAGGAGCCGCTGGGGCGCTTGGCGCAACTTGAGGCGCAATCTCACTAGGCGCTGCTTGGGGAGCTACAGGCGGTGCTCCTACGGCGTTTTGTTGAACCGGGGCTCCTGATAAAATCTCATTTTTGCGATTATCGTCTATGAATAGATTGAATCTCGAAACGCGCAGATACTGTTCCCCGGCCTTTACCTGCACTTCCATGCCGGGCTTTTTATCTTGCAGTACATAATACTGTTCCAGCTGCTCACACAAAGCTTGGTCTTCGATATTAAACCAAAAGCTAACACTCACCTGATCGGTTTGCCCAATAGCTCTATCGATAGGTAGCTTTGAATTTTTGAATTGTGGTTTAGCCATTTTCTACTGTCTCCATTCTGGCGCTCCAAGCTTGTTCGAGTTTGGCATGGGCTGCTTGGTCTACCCCGGCCAATGTGTGAAGGTTTTGATCATTGTCAGACGCCCATGTTATGAGCGCTGACTGAGATTTCAAAGTTACAACGTGAGCTTCTGAGTTAGCCGCCCAATCTAACCACTGCTGCTTTTCATCCGGCGGGTTTGCGTTGTTGTTTTTTTGATTCAGCGCATCTTCATTGCGCTTTGCTTTTGCAATCTCATCAACGCTGGCTATTTGGCCGCCGTGCATACCCAAGTTTGCAAGAGCGCGCCCCCAAGCGCTGCTCTCGCAATTCTCAATCGGGCTCGTCTTGTTGACCTTGCTGCTGCCGCGTATTTCTTCAGCAAAGCCAGTTGCAATGACGGCGCCAGCTGGGTTGCGGATTGTCGCTTTAACAACTACCCGGTGGCCGTCATCGACAGTAACCTCACTTTCGAGGCTGTAGTCCAAACCAAAATGGGTGCGGAACACTTCAATGCGTTTTGCTACTTCGGTATATTTTTTGCCGCCGGGCTGTGCCACGCCGTGCGTTTCATTCATAGCAGCTACAGCTGCCATTGCCTTTTGTATGTCAGTCATTATCACCCTCGACTGTTCGTGTTTCAAATAGTCCCCGGTGTTCCGGGTTGTTGGCCATCCACATCCGCGAGTAGTATGCTTTGTGGTGGTCGTTGATTTTCAGCTTGCCGCCATCAGGCCGGGCATCAATCAAGTTAATGCTGGTTTCCCAGCGTATGCGTTCCATTATAAGGGCGGCGCCTACGCGCTTGTGTCCCCTGGTCATAGCCTCGCGTGTAAACCTATCCCACAGCTGGTAAACGATTGGGTTTTCATTGTGGAACTCTATGAACTTTGCTTCCCGCTCATTGCGCGGAAGCTGCAGCTGGTCGAATAATGTTGGTTGCTGGTTCATGGCGTGACCGCAAAAAAGAATGCTAAAGCCGCCCATAAATACAAAGCGCTAAGAATGCCTAAGCCAGCCAAACACATAAGTTTCAAAAGAAAGCGCAGGTTGGTGCGTCTACCAACGCCTCGCTCTGCCTGCTGCATGTGCAGCCATAGAAGCTTTTTTTCCATATCTTTCCTCATTTCTTAAAACCCCATAGTCTTTTGGCTTCAGAAAGAACGTCAGGGTGAACGTCCCAGCCCCACATATGGCCGAAGTCTGGTTCGACTAGACCTATTAATTCTTCGACATTGCTTGCAGCCTGCAGCTGTCTTTCACGAATCCGGCACTTTGCAGCAACATGGTTGAGCACGTTTGCCATGCCTTCTGGCGTCAGCAAGTCACAGTTTTCTGCTGTGAATACCCGGTAACCGTTGCTGTTGGCGTACACTATGCATTGCGGTCTGCCTGTGCCGTGCGCGTACCCGGCAACCTGCGATAAGTGCGCCCAGGTAGGCTGTGTGGGTAGGCTGGCTGTGCGCTTGCCAGATTTGGCGCGCTGGTCGTAGTTTGACCATTTTGTCTTCAATTCAATTTGTTTGCTAAAATCTGGTCTGCCATTATAGGGCAGGGCGAGGCCGGGGATGTTGGCAAACATCTCATGCTCACCTTCTAGACGGTTAACGCCCATCTGTGCAGCTGCATCCCGCACACCTTCAACAACAGCGCGCAACACCTCGCCATATTCGTTTCGGCATATTTCCAGCTGGCGCTCATCTTTGCCGTTGTCCCAACTGCGTGGCTTGTATTCAGCAAAGGCTGTCGCGCCGCGTGATATAACGTCTTCAGTATCACCCTCACCCAGCAACACTTCTTCTGCCAGTGTCTGGGCTGTACGCCCGGCCATCATCTTTGCATTGTCATTGTCATAAAGGCGCACTGTGTGCCAGGCTAGGTCTTTGTCACCCCCTACCTCACCTTTAATAATTTTCCAGGCCAGGTTTACTTTTGGCCGGATATAACATTTGTCAAAGTAAGTCCGGCAGAGCGGCCTGCTTTCAGGATTGCTGTGCCATAGGAAATTCTTTGATGACGCCCATGTGGGTGTAGTTGGGAAGCCCATATATAAAAACCCCTCTGCTTGGTATTACAGAGAGGTTATTTATATTGACATCAGATGTCAAGCATATGTCGTTATGAAATCAAATTAGCTGTAAGGCCTACCATATTTTTTGAGATGTGCTGGGTCAAGCGTGTGCCATGTACCGCCGCCAACTTCTGTTTTTTTGACCTCAACTATCTCTGCTTCACGCAGGTCTGGGCGAAGATTGGCGGCCAAGACAGGGGCTGACCATTCAACGTCTATATCTTCCTCTGTTTTAAACAGGCCGTCACCGTTGTAAATCGTAAAGGTTTTCTTTCCAGGGTTAGGGTATACTGCGCCAAGCAACAGCCGCCCAGTGTCTCGCTCTCGTATTAGCCCGTTTTTCATAATTGATTCGGGGTCAACTTTATTGAAGCGCGCCTTTTCCATGCTGAAAATAAAAATAGAATTGCTTAACCAACCGTAATGGCCATCAATTTCTTCTTGCCACCTTAGAGCTACTGTGTGGTGGTTAAAATGACTGTTCAAAAAAATGCAAGGAACTGTCTCTCTTTCGCTATACCAATTTGCATTCGGGTCACGCACAACGTGCCAGCCCTTTTCTTCTGTGTTTTTGACTGTTCCCAGAAGTGGTATTGGCGCATTTTGGTACATAATTTGTTGCGGCAGACAATTTAAAATCTGCGCGTAGTCTTCAGCATCTTGACGCGAAATATTAATAGCACCTGATTTATGGCGGGACAGTGTCTCAGGCTTGATGCCTTTTTCTTCAGCCACCTGCCTGTTGGACATGCCGCTCTTCCGAATCATTTTATCTAAATTGTTAGCCATAGCGAATTCTTCATATTTTGGATAGGCTACCATTGTACATATGTCCTTATCTGTCACAATACTTTTCTAGAGTTAATTACATTGACTAAATATGTCAAGACATGGTACGCCAATATGTATGACACTTGATGAATATAGACAACAGAAGCGCTTAACTTTTGCGGCATTGGCAGCAATGTTCGGCGCAAAGCATGCAACGATTGTGCGGCGCTGGTGTTTGCCTAGCCATCACCCGCAAGCCATGATCCCCAGCCCAAAATATATGATGATCATTATGGATGTTACTGCCGGGGCGGTGCAGCCAAATGATTTCTACAAGCTGAATCATGACAGAGGATGAGCTACACAAAATAGTTTCTCAATGGCTAGGCCACGCCTTGCCTGCTGGGTCTGTGTTTCACCATAGCCCCAATGAAGGCAAGCGCCATGTGTCGTACAATGCCAGGCTTAAAGCGCTGGGGATGAGGAGCGGCTGGCCGGATATCGAAATATTTGTGCGCCAGCAGTTTTTCTGGGACGGCATTCCTCAGCCTATTTTTATAGAATTAAAGGCGCCAAAGCGCGGCACATTGTCGGCAAACCAAAAGGCGGTTCAAGAAGAATTAAAAGGCTGCGACTGTTTGGTGGTTACCGTGAACAAGCTGGCCAAAGTGCGCGCTTTTCTCAGTATGCACATTGAGCTCAGAGACAATCCAAAAACAAAATGGCTAGAGCAAATAGCCCTGGCAAAGGGGGGCTGATGCCTAATTACATGAAGGTTAGTAGCATCCCCGGCATTTGGGAAACCGTCATTGAGTGTGAAGAGTGTGACGCGACAGGCACTGTTTCGGCTGAGGTTGCTGTCATTGACTATGAACATGGCGGTTACCTGACAACAGCGCCAGCTGATTGCTCAGATTGTGATGGCCGGGGTTGGCGGCACCTGACTGAAGATGAAGAGGAAGAGGAAGAGTTAGATGCGATGCCCACGCTGCAATAAATCTAGCCAAGTATTGGATAGCCGCACGGACGGCAGGGCTGTAAACAGGCGCCGTAAATGCAAAGCATGCGGCCATCGATTTGCAACCGAAGAAAAGATTGTGGGGCATTCGCCTAAAGTAAACTCTCCCAAAATGCCGGCCAAATCAAAGCAGCTGGAACCCAAGAAGCCTGTTTATCAGCCGCCAAAAGATAAGGGTCGGGATCT